TTTTCTTTAGCAAAAGATAAGAGATACGGTAATATTGATTTATTTTGGAGGGTACCTAAAGAGTTTCGTGATCCTGTAGGAGAACCAACCTCGTACGAACTCCGCATGCGACGTATAGATGAAAAAACAAGGGCTAAAGGCCCAGATGATATACGTAGTCGATATGTAGACAATTCATATATGTGGGAACCTGGGGTTAAGTTTGACTGGGAAAAATAATCTCATTGAATAATAACGTCTTTATATTAATATACGTTATGTGTGCTATTTTTGGATCATATGATAAGTCAATGTTTGAGGTGTTGTATGAAGCAAATAAACAGAGAGGTAATTTTGCTAGTAGTATAATTGGTTTAGCAAGAGATGATCAGTTTATACGAAAAAAAAGAGGTAACATAGATTTTGATAAATATACATACGAACCAACCGCTACATATTTTTTAGGTCATGTACAAGCACCTACGTCGGCTAAAAGAACGTGGGATTATCATACATCACATCCTTTTGAAACACTATCATGGTGTATTACACATAACGGTGTCTTAACTAACCACAAAAAACTTAAAAAGAAGTATTGTGGGCATTTGACAAATAGTATAGATACTGCTGTTATTGTTAACTTATTAGAATATTTTACGCAAAAAGAATATGATACAGGTAAATTAATTGTTAATCCGATTACTATTATAAAGAAAACATTAGAGCGTTTATCTGGTACGTATGCTTTAAGTATTATATTTTATGATACAAATGAAGTTTTCTTAGCAAGATCTGGTTCGATATTACATTATAACAATAAAGGTGACTATTCTACTTTAGGCGGCGACGGGTTTAAGGAACTTTCTGAAGGAGTTATAATGAAATTAAATACTAAAACTAAGAGATGGAACAAAGCTGGAACGTTTAAATCTGATTCTCCATTTTCGTTTATATGAAAACGTTTATATTTGCACCATCACAAGGTAAAAAAGAAGCAACTACCTTGTACAATACGACTGATCAATTTGTATGGATCCAAGAAAACAATACTAAATCTCTTGCAAAGTGTTATAACAAAGCTATTGACTTTGCAATTAAAGAAAATATGGATTGCCTTATTCTCGTTCATGATGATGTTATTTTAGAAAATTATTCTGAAGAAAAACTACAACCACTATTACAAAAGTTTGACGTTGTGGGGGTAGCTGGTACAACACAAGTTAAATTACAAAGTCCTGCTCTTTGGCATATAATGGGCGGTGGATTTGGATCCGGAAATCTTCATGGCGCCGTAGCACATGGCGACGAAAAAGAAAAACACATGACTGCTTTTGGTTGTTATCCAAAAAGAGTAGTATTACTTGATGGTGTATTTTTAGCTATTAGCCGTAAGGTATTTAAAAAAATTAGATTTGATGAATCTTGCCCTTCGAAATGGCATCTTTATGATTTAGACTATTCTATGCAATGTCATAAGGCTGGATTTAAACTTGGTGTAGGTGATATTTTAATTACACATCAATCACCTGGACTTAGTCAAGTGACAGAAGAATTTAAGAGAGGAAGCGAGTGGTTTCTCGATAAGTGGAAAACAAAATAAATTATAATACCATTAAAGTGTGAGCAAGCTAGACTTAGATTATTTTGAAAACGTTCTTATTTATAAGTCGTTAACAGATGGAACCTATCTTGCTTCAATTGCTGACTTTGTTCAACCTGAATACTTTAAAAATAAAGCTATAGCAAGTATTTTTGCTATAGTTAAAGACTTTTCTGAAAAACGTAATAAACTACCTACAGTAACAGAAATTAAGTCATATCTAGTTTCTGATGAACAAAAAAGTTCCTTTAAGAGGTTAGTTAACACGTTCAATGATATTGATAAAAATTTAGATAAAGAAGAACTCTACGATAATACAGAACAATTTCTCAAAGAAAAAGCTGTTTATCATACAATGCTTAATGTTGCTGAAGACGTATCAAGCGGAAAGGTTGATACATCAGATGTATTAGATAAATTTGAAAAGTCGTGTAATATTAACCTAGTAACTGACCTCGGATTAGACTTATATACCAATATTGACACTCTTATTGATGATATAAATTCGGTTGAGAGACATATTCCGAGTAAATGGGAATGGTTAGATGGTTGTTTGGATGGTGGTTTCCTTGAAGCCGGTAAATCATTATATGTTTTTGCTGGTGAAACGAATATTGGTAAGTCTATCTTTTTAGGTAATGTAGCTCATAATATTGCTAAAGAAGGTAAGAATGTACTGTTAATAACTCTCGAAATGTCAGAATTACTTTATGCGAGACGAATTTGTTCTAATGTAACGAAGGTGCCGATGAAGGAAATGGTAGGTAATACCCCAGCTATTAAGCAAGCAATTAAAGGTGAAGAGGGTAAAATTTTTATTAAAGAGTTTCCTCCCTCGACAATTACACCCGGTCAACTAAAAGGCTTTATCAAGAAGTTTCAAGAACAGGGTATTAAGCTGGATGCAATTATTTTAGACTATCTCAACTTAATGCACTCTACAATGGGTAATAATTCATATGAAAGAATTAAACATGTAACGGAGCAAGTCCGTGCTATGAGTTATTTGTTTGAATGTCCTATTATTTCTGCAACGCAATTAAATAGAGCGGGGTTTGATCAAGATAATCCTGATCTTGCTACTATATCTGAATCTATAGGTCTTGCAGCAACTGCAGATGTTATCGTATCTATCTATCAAAACGAGGAAGACAGGGAATTAGGAATTATTAGATTAGGTATGATGAAAAACAGATACGGTCCACGCGGCAGGACACAAGCAATGCGAATAGATTATTCTACACTTACTATTGAAGAAGCTGATGATATTGAATTTGAAGATGACGGTGATGAAACTCTTAATGTTTTAGCTGGGCTTGCATCATAGGGAACTTTTTATAAATAATTGTGGTGAATATTCAAGTATGGACAGATACTGATTTACATGGAGCGGGGTCAGCTCTCGTATTAAAGTGGCTGTATAAAGATGCAAAGATATTTAACATTAATGATGTTTCAGAATATACTATTACAGGTAGGTTTAAGGGAGCTCTACAGACATTAGATCATTACGATAGAATTTTTATCGTTGATTTAAACTTAACACCGGAACAAATTAGGTTAGTTGATAGAGATAATGTTGTTGTTATCGATACACATAAAGACCACATTAAAAATAAACACTTATATAAAAAAGCCAAAGCTATCTTAAAGGGAGCCCCAGACCATGGTTATAGGTCAACTGTTGATTTAATTATTGATACGTTTGGAGACCATTTGTATACTTATTTAACTGATAAGCAATTGTTACTAATTGAGTATATTGGTACATATGATTGGTATAACACACAATACAAAGAGTCCCTTAAATTAAATGCTATTTATTATACTCTAAACACCCCAAAAACCGAAAAGTTTATTTCAGCATTTTCAGATGGGTTTAGAGACTTTACTGTTTATGAAAAAAATGCTATTAAATTATTTTTTAAAAAATTTAAAGACCAAATTGAAAATAATGATATATTCAAAGGTCAGATAAAGGGGTATAATGTAGTAGCAACATTTGCTAATTATGCAGTTGGTGAATTAGCTCATTTTTTAATTAAAAAGTATAATGCTGATATCGGTATAGTAGTCAACTCACAAGCTAAAGCAGTTTCATTTAGAAGATCTAAAAGTTGTGATGTAGATGTAAGTATTTTAGCTAAAAATCTATGTCAAGGCGGCGGTACCGCAGCTTCAGCCGGGGGTAAATTAACAGAACAGTTTGCAACTCTAGCCAAACAATTTAAATTATGTTAATAATTAATACACCGAAAGCGCCATCTACTACTCTTATTAAAGAAGAGACTGAGCATTTATTATTATGTTTTTGTACTTTTTGTTCTTCATTAAAAGGTAAAAAATTATCTTTTCAAAATATTTTTATATTAGTCCTACAGGAAGAGAAATTAAGAAATATTCTAAAAGAACTCTTAACCATTGAAACTAACTTTGATGTAGTTAAACTATTTATAGACTTTGAACCCTCGATTACTAAATCGAAATATATTACAAAGTTCCTTAATTCGAATGCAGACATTAAATTATGATTAATGAAAAGGAAAAGTCTATCTATAATAGCTTCTTATATTCATCACGTAAAGCCAAAAACAAACCAGTAAGGTTAAGACAGAATTTTGATAATATTGAAAGCAAGGATGAAGTAGCTTTAAAGAAACTTAATTTACTGTTATCTAAATACACACATATTAACTATAATGACTTTTTTATTGCGCCATATAAGATATACGGGAAAGATAATTATTTTGATATATCGTTTTTTAACACACGGAAAGCGATAAGATGTTATTCGTTATATTGTAAAGATAGAGAAGTACAAGATCCGGATAGTGAAGAGAGTATTGATACTCTTAGAAGGTGCTTAAAATTTATTTATAATTATTGCTCAGATAAAAAGATAACCCTTACGGAATATAAAACATATATTCCGGGAACAGGGGTGGAGATTTCGCGGAGAGGAGGAACCCCGGAGATATTTTGGCATTTAAAAGACCATAAAATTAATTTCTATACATTACACGCTTTTGATATGGATACAGCTGTAAAGAATAAAGATACAGCAATATTTGATTGGTTTATAAGCGATTTTACAGATCTTTATTCCAAGACTAGGGTTAAATTTATAAGTTCCAAATCACTTAAGAAAAAAGCTCGAAAAGGGCTCAAAATAATAGAACAAAAGCTGTTGAAGTTTAGCTCTTAGTGGTTATAATTATGACATGAGTACGTTTAATACTTCAATGTTTCAATCGATTAAAGATGCGTTAGCTAGCTCCGAGAGTAAGGGGTCGGCTACATTTAATGAAATTATGCCTACTAAGGTAGGTAATACATACACGGTGAGGTTGTTACCTTTTTCGAAAGAACCAAGTAAGACGTTCTTTCACTACTACAACCACGGGTGGAATTCCTTCGCGACTGGTCAATATGTTCAGACTTTAAGCCCGCAAACGTTCGGTGAACGCGATCCTATCGCAGAAGAGAGATTTAAGGTCTTACGCACTGGCTCTGAAGAGGAAAAAGAGAAGATGCAGGCCATCCGACGACTTGAGAAGTGGTTGGTTAATATTTATGTTATTGACGACCCTGCTAACCCTGATAATAACGGAAAGGTGAAGATCCTTCGGTATGGTAAGCAGCTTCAAAAAATCATCACTGAAGCTATTGAAGGTGAAGATGCTGAAGAATTTGGTCCTCGTATTTTTGACCTCGGCCAAGATGGTGTTAACTTTAAGATTAAGGTTGAACAACAAGGAGATTTTCCTACTTATGTTTCTTCTAGATTCACTACTGCTGGTAAAATTGATCTTTCTGAAGATGAGCAGAAAAATATTTACGACGGGGTGTTTGATCTTTCTGAAGTCTTTACTCTTAAATCAACCGATGATCTTAAAGCTATGCTCAATGAGCATTATCATTGTAGAACAGAAGAAGAATCTACAGTTGATGTTTCAGCACCTACGCCAACAGAAGCGCCTTCTGAGCCCGAACCGGTTGTCGCTGGTAATGATACTGTAGAGGAAGATATTGACGATTTGCTTAAAGATCTTTAATATAATAAGTAGAGATAATGACACCAGAGCAAAAAGCAGGGTTAATGCAGTTAATGGGTCAAACTTACGGAGAAGCTCATAAACAGGATCAGATGATTATTGGTTCTTCTGGTAATTTACAACCCCAATCACATCAGTTAAGGGATCAATTTGAACAAGTTGCAAAAACCCCAGCAATGTCACCGCAACATATACCTGGGCCCATGCCCGGACCACCACCGCAACCGGTTGCTGAAATTAAGCAAATTACCCCAGAACAAGCAGCACAAGAAATAGCTAGTGTAGCTACTGAATCACCTCCGGAGGGGAACCAGTTAGAATTTGATCTTTCTGAACCATCTAAGTTAGATAAGTTAATTAGCTTAACAGAGAAGCAAATTTTGCTTTTACAACAAATTAACATAAAATTAGGTAATGGAAAGACAGCTAAAGGTAACAAACAAAAGTGATTTTCTAAAATTTTTAGACGCTATTTCAAAGATAAACGATAGCGGTGTTATTCTTGATATCAAAGAAGATAAGATTACCAGCTTGGTTTCTAGTATCGATAGCACATTAATTCTATACTCAGAGTATCAGACTAAACTAGGGGTTACGGATACTTTAAATATTCCTGATGTTAAGAAACTACGAAGTGTATTAGATACAATCGAGGTTTCAGATATTAATTTACATATTAATACAAATAATATTCAATATAACGGGGATAATGTAAAGTTTAAATATCATCTATATGAAGAGGGGTTCATAAACAGGCCTAATATTAATTTAGATAAAATTAGTAAGTTTACTTCTGACGTGCAGTTTAAATTAACTCGAACAATGTTGCAAAGATTGTTTAAGGGGAGTACTTTTGCATCAGAAACTAATAAAATTTATTTTTATACTGAGAATGGTAATTTAATGGCCGAGCTTACTGATAGATCTCGTCATAATACAGATAATTTTACTATAGGCTTAGATGAAGTTGATTTTACCTTAGACCCGATACCCGTAAATCTAGATAATATTAGATTATTGTCTAGTATTAATGATGAATTTGAGGTTAAAATAAATACTGAATACGGTGTAGTAATATTTGATATTCAAGATAAAGACATTAAATTAAAATATATAATTTCTGCTTTAACTCAATGATAACCGTGAATCAGCAAAAAAAGAATAAACTAAAAACACCTGGGTACTTTATTAAAAGATTAAAAGATAATAATTTTACAACTTGGCGTATATTTGATAAATATAATACTAGAGACCCTCGAAGATGGACAGTATTAATAGACCCATTTGAGTCATCCGTTTTTGTGACATGTTTTGAGAACACCCCGTTTAAGGATGAATATCTATTCTGCTTTGATGACGGTAATCAAAATTTTAAAGGTAATTTTAGTTTAAAGACTGATTCTATAGAAGTCGTTGTTCAACGTCTTTTAAAGGCCGGTGTAGGTCAGAAGTATAATGATAGTTTTTGAATAAATAATTATATGCGTAACGATAATCAAAACTCTGCTGAAGACGATGAAGAGTTGAAAGAGATCATCGAGAGAGCTCTTAAGGAAAATATTAAAGATAGAAAAACATTTAAGAGAAAAAAAGATTTAGCGGATCGACTATCAGCTATAATAAGCGAGTATATGGATAGTTATATACTTTTAGGGTATGATTTTAATGGTAATCATTTTGATATCAAACTTGCAGCGACCCCGCAGAAAGAGGAAGCATTAAACTCATTTCTTTTGAAGTATTTTGCAGCAGAAGTGCAGTCTATAAAAGGTATTAATCCACCAGGTTCAGATGAAATGCTGTAAAAGAGAGGTATATGCTGTACAAGCAGGAGACTACGTTGGTCAAATGTTTACAGTTGTTGAACCGGGAAAAGATTTTGTAGGTTGTCTATCATTACCGTTAGTAGAAAATATTAAAGTTCCAAGGGAGTCATTTGAAAATGGAAGGAACAATGATATAATTAAATTTGTAGAGAGGCTACCAAAAAGGGTTTATTCTGTTGTGGAGGCTCAATATAGAAAAAATGAAGACCCTGATAATAGACGGCAACAACTTAATACACCGAACGTTTCACACAGCGAAGTCGGTAGCGAAGACGACCGAGTCTACGGATTACCAAGTAAGTAACTTCCACGTGTATTTCACGCTCAACGCTGTGAGCTCCTACGTGAAACAATTTGTTCCAGATACTACTATATTTGTATGGGATGAAAAGAAAGATTATAAGCCTAATATACGTAAGAGTATATTAGAAAGGTATAAAGGTAATCGAATTAAAGACTTAACACCTCATCAAAATAATGAAGTGATTAAATCTATACTCCATTCAATGGGTATTAATTCTATTTTCCCCCGTGAGCTAGAGGCTGATGATATTGTTGCTTATATTTGTAGAGAACATGAAGGTGATAAAGTTATTATTTCTGTGGATCGTGATTTTTTACAGTTAGTTAATTCTGAGTGCACATTATATGATCCTATGCGTAAGAAATTCTTCGAAGACAATAATTTTGAAGAACAAACAGGGTTTAAAGATGTTGATGAATGGTATACAGCAAAATGTTTGATAGGTGATGCATCTGATAACGTCCCGGGTATACCGGGGTTTGGGAAAAAGACAGTTCGAAAATATCTAGAAGACCCAGGGTATATTTTAACAGAGAAAGAACGTAAGATATTTAAACGAAATGCAGATATATTTTGTTTAAAGAAGTATAAAGAACTACCAGAAGAAGAGCAGTATTATAAGGAACAATTATCGGTTGAAGTTGATGCGTGTTATAAAACATTTCTTAATTATTGTGAGGAGCATTCTTTTAAACGTATTTTAGATAAAAAGGAAGACTGGCATAATTTGTTTTTTATGAAAAGCCTCTATAATAAACTAAATGATATCGCTTCCTGAAGATTTTGTTATACTTAAGTTTTTTGAACTGGGGTTTTATCCAAAATATAACAAATTTAATAATGTTTATCAATGCAGCTGTCCTATCTGTAGAGAAGGTAAGTCATTAGGTAAGAAGCGCCGTTGTTATTATATACCCAAAAACGAGAACATATTTTGTCACAATTGTGGTTGGTCTGGGAAGCCTTTAAGATGGATTAAGGAAGTAGCAGGTAGTACGGATGAGGATATTATAAAGGAGTTAAAGGAATATGTACCTGATGTAGAAGATATAATTGTAAATAATGAAGAAACTAAACCAACTTTTAAAGTCGAGACCTTACCTAAAGATAGCATTAATTTGTCTGATAAGTTTCAGCTTGACTATTACGATAGCAACAATATTGTTAGAGCTGTTCGACATCTAATTACCGAGAGACGGTTAGATACTGCAGTAAATAAACCGGAAGCTCTATACGTATCGTTGGCGGATATGGTTCATAAGAATAGACTTGTTATACCGTTTTTTAATGAACATGATGAAATTGAATTTTATCAAACTAGGACGGTTTTAAATAAAGACAAGAAAACAAAACCCAAATATCTAGGAAAAGTAAATGCAGAAAAGACTTTGTTCAATATCGATAGAATAAGCAGTGATCATGATTGTGTTTATATTTTTGAAGGACCTGTTAATGCTTTCTTTACAAAAAACGCTGTTGCAGTCGCGGGTATTACTGAACGAGGGAGATCATTCACACAGCGCCAGGAAGAACAGTTAAATACAAGGCTTAAATTTTTTGATAAAACATGGATTCTCGATTCACAGTGGATTGATCAAGCATCCTTAGTAAAATCCGAAGTTTTACTCAAGCAAGGGGAGAGAGTGTTCATCTGGCCGGAAAAATTCGGTAAGAGGTTTAAAGATTTTAATGATATTGCAATTACGTGTAAGATAGACGAGATTAAATGGGACTTTATAGAAAAAAATACCTTCGACGGTATCGAAGGTATTGTGAGGTTGTCTGAAATTAAAAAATATCGAAATCAGACGTATTTAAATTGAGCATTACCAGTTTGTGCGAGGTAGCCTTTAAATGACTCATTTAAAGCTGCAAGTTCAGTAGCAACTCTAGCAATTTTACGCTGTTCAGAAGCTTTCATCCGATCAAAGATTGTATCGGCCTCTGCACTAGCTAAAACAGTTTGAATAGAGTCTTCCGTTGAACCGTTAAGATATTCTAGAAATACTTCAATCTCGCCAACCCATCCTTCAAGCTTAGTTCTCATAGCTGCATTGCGCTCACTTACTGCTACTGCAGCTTTTACATTTGGATCATCTTCGACCACCGTCTCGTCTACATTTACATCAACATCAAACTCTCCGGCATCAGTATCATCCTCAAGCTCAGCTTCAAAAGCTACTTCTTCTTCAGTTTGCTCGTTCAAGGATTTAAAAAAACGTCTTTCAAATTTGGTCATAAAATTATTTAGTCTCTAGCATAAATAATTACATGGATGGAGCAGAATTTCCTTATAGCGTAGGGCCTGAAGATAACCCTATTAGCTTTCATATGAATGTACAAGATCAAATAGAGATGTATAAAGACAATGAAAGACGACAAAACGCACCCCCTGTCTTACCGTTTGAGTTAGAGCAAATGAACCAGCTTCTCAGCGATACTTTTGTTTCTTTAGCTGAACTAAGAAATATGCTTTCAAAAGCAAAAGCTAATGAAAATATTGCAGATGGTGCTGTAAATCAAATTAACGATAAAATTGATAAAATTAATGAGTTGATACTTGATATTCCGTGTGATCTGGCTAAAATAGCTATATGACTGTTTTTAGATCGATTCTTATTACTGGTATTGTATCTGTATTATTTGGTTTTGCTTTTCGTAACTTTTTGGGCTTTTTTGAGGCCACGTCGTTAGCGTTTGTTTTACAATTTGTTATATCGTTTATATATTCTTCCTTAAAGATTAATAAGGTACAAAATTTAACTAATGAATTTGAAGGAGAAGTACAACAGTTATTAGATTTAAGCGAGGTAACTATAGAATGTCCATGTGGTAATTATAGTTTTACCGAAAATGTTTTTATAAACATAGAAAATACGTATGTATGTGAGAAGTGTAACAATGAGTTTAGACTCATGGTATCAGTTTCTCCAACATTACTCACACACCCGGTTGATATTGAACAACCTATAACAAGTTTAACTGATGATGAGGTTAAAATAACCTCAGATTATGAACAAGGAACGGAACTATAATATAATATAATATAATAAATTAATGAAAAAATATAAATTTGAATTAAAAGATGGTACAAAAAAAACTATGAAATTTGATGAAATGGTTCGTTGGGCCTGTTTAATAGAAGCGCTTGATGTTGTATGTGGTAAAGAAGGTATCGATATTGAGAGTGATAAGTGGATTAAACCGTTAGCTTTTCAAAAGTATATTGATGAGAGGTTTCATTCAATGAAACATGATCTTAAAGTTGAAGCTGCTATGGGTAATATTTAATTACGTAATTCCTAGCTCTTTTTTAACGTCGTCAATAAATTTATTAGGTATTTTTTCCTTAAATATTTTAATAACTTCATTAGTGTTTCTTCCTACCTCATTAAATCCTATCATATAGTTTCTAAATCTATCTTGTAATAGAGGTGTAAATTTTGTTCCTCCCGGGCGACTAAATCTATGTAACCATCTTAAAAATGGCAAACATAATGTCTTTTTACCAGCGTTTCTATATTTACAGTGAATATACCCTTCTTCACCACCAAAACCTCTAAAATTTTTATTAAAGCCTAACCAGCTATTTCGACGACATGTAAACAGTCCCATACCTTGTGCTGGTATTTCGAACGGTTCACTATCTCTATCCTTACCTCTCTTGTCAAAAGACCATTCACCCCACATATCACTACTCCATTTTGATAAATCAAAATGTGTGCTTATATTTGTAAGATCATCATGCAGAAGAGGGCCCTGTAATAGGTTACCTTCATCTTTACCAGCATCATAAAAATCTAACAATTGCTTTAAGGCTCCTGGTTCTAATAGAACATGGCAATCTAATACTAATACATATTCTGTTTCAGCTAGATCAAATATCTTACCTTTTAAAAACGGGGAATTGTATTTGGAGAATTCCAAATATGTTATAGGTTCACTAATATGTTGCGTTAACTTAGAAACTTCTTCACCGTGACATGAAGCAGGGTTATTATTAATGATAATAAATTCTATTCTATCTAGAATATCAGGATTACATAATCGGATAGATTGTAAGGTAAAATAAACACCGTCATAATCATCATATACACAAGTACCTATGGTGATCTTTTTCACTCACCATTAATTATTAGTAATGAAGCATATTGCAATCTTCCCTATCTGGAGGACATATTGTTGTTGTAACAGAAGCGCTTGCTAATATTTGATTATCATCTATAAGTTGTGTATCAGTATCATCATCATCAAAATTATATGGTGTTGGAAATTTTTTAGTTATATTAGTATTAAAGTTTATATGCGAGTAAAAAGGTACCTGCAACGCGTTCGATGGAGAAGGGAAGATTTTATTTGGAGGGTCATTTCCTTGTTGTTCTATATCAATTCTATTTATGATATCATCTTGTCTTTCCTCTTCCTCCATATCAGGATCTCCACGGGGTGGCACTGGTGGTTTTCTACAAAGAGCTGGTATATACGGCATCGGTGGCGGTGGAGGCGGCCACTCCGGTGGTGGCCAATCCGGCGGTGGCCACTCCGGCGGTGGCCATCCGTCCCCCGCAGGGTTAGGACGGAACGGGTCACGTCCATCGGGTCCGTCACCGGTGAGAGGCCGGAGAGGAGGGTCTCCGTATATATTCAGCTTAGACGGGCCGTCTATTTCTTCGATAGTAATGTTTTCTTTTAACAGGTCTGTCCATGTATACAGCTTATTAGATATGTTTATTGGTATACCGGTCGAAGAGTCAATCAGTTCAATAGTTCTTTTTTCCCCAATGCCGGGACCCGACGGAGTAGGCCCGACAGTTGTTCCGCCACCTCCACCGCTGCCACCGTTTATATTCAGCTTAGACGGGTCGTCTTCGTTGATAGTAATGTTTTCTTTTAACAGGTCTGTCCATGTATACAGCTTATTAGATATGTCTATTGGTCTACCGGTCGAAGAGTCAATCGGTTCAATAATAATTTTTTCTTGTAACGTATCTGACCATATATTCAGCTTAGACGGGTCGTCTTCGTCGATAGTAATGTTTTCTTTTAACAGGTCTGCCCATGTATACAGCTTATTAGATATGTCTATCGGTTCAATAGTAATTTTTTCTTGTAACGTATCTATAGGCGTAAAGACAGCATTAGTTACCGTGTAACCTGTACTACTCCCCAGAACCGCCTCATCGGCCGCGGCAATCAGCTGATTTAAAATCTGAGTACTGTTCCTACCTCCGGTCATTGGACCGGAGTTGGGATTAGTAGCCGTTCCTGCTAGAATTGCCTCGTTATTAATCACGATAAACCACGGGCTACTCGAATCATGTTCTTCTAAGCGTTCCGTCCATCCTTGACTAACAAGGCCGTTGAGATTAGTCGAGATGCGGAGGTGCTCGACGTCAAGGGGAACCGGAAGCACCCGGATCCGGAGGCCGCCTCCGGTAACCCCATCTCCAATGTATAACTTACTTAGTCTACTAATTATCCCTTTTTCTTCTTGATCCGTGCCCCATACCAACCCGCTTGTTACGGTCCACCGCCACCCGGGACTAGGTTC